GAAATGCAACCGACTATCCGTAGACGATGGCTTGAAGCCGTAAACAAAGTCATGGACAACTGGGCAAGGACAAGTTAATGGCCGATACACGTACACTCAAACTTTCATTACTTGCTGATGTCAATAAGTTTCTTGCTGGCATGGATAAAGCCGATAAAGGCACAAAGTCTTTCAGCAGTAGCATTGGCAAGTATTCCAAGGCAATGGCTAAGTCCTTTGCAGTCGCTGGCGCAGCTGCTGGTGCTTATGCCCTAAAACTTGGTGTAGATGGCGTAAAGGCTGCTATTGAGGATGAAGCCAGTCAAGTTAAATTAGCCAAAGCCTTACAAAATACTACAAATGCAACTGATGCTCAGATAGCCAGTACCGAGGATTACATTAGCAAGCAACAATTATCTTTTGGTATCGCTGACACTAAATTGCGCCCGGCACTGGCAAACTTAGCCAGAGCGACTGGCGACCTTACCAAAGCCCAGCAGCTAAACAATCTGGCCATAGACATTGCAGCTGCGACTGGCAAGGATCTTGAGTCTGTGTCTTTGGCGCTTGCTAAAGGCTATAACGGCAACCTTGGTGCATTGACTCGATTAGGTGTGCCACTTGATGCCAACATTATTAAAACCAAAGACTTCACAAAAGCCACTGATCAACTGCAAAAACTATTTGGTGGATCAGCACAAGCCAATACAAAGACATTGCAGGGCCAGTTGGCAATCTTGCGAGAAACCTTTGGAGAGTTACAAGAGGGTGTTGGCTTTAAGTTAATCCCTGTTCTTAAACGATTATTTGATCAGGTACTGAAAGTATCTAGAGCATTTAGTGGCGAGGATCCTGACGGCCTAAGCGCAAGGGCTAGAGAACTTAAGGGTGAAGTAGGTGATGGCGGTGCAGGAAGCCTCGGCCGATCCATCGCTATTTTGGCAGCCAGTTTTGAAAACTTATTCAAGGCCTTTTCAGAGGATGGCGATAGCACTACAAACACCATGCAGGAAATGGCCACAGCACTTAATAACATTGCTAAGGGAATTAACCTAGTTGCTGGGGCATACCGAGGACTTAAGAAACTTGGTGCAGGTGCTTTAGATTTACTTGATTTAGGTATGGGTGTAGGTGAGCGCTTTGGCCCACAAGGTACAGACCGGACACCATTATTCAACAACAGCATGGCAAGTAATCGTGTGGGTGCAAGTTCAGGCACAACCATAATCATGAATGGTGTGGTTGATGGTGAGTCTGCTCGCCGAAGCATTGAGCGCTTGATGCAGGATTCCTCACGCCGTACAGGTGTAGTTAATTTTGCTGGGGCTACATTGTGACCGATTATGACCCATACCCAACAGTGACCTTTGCTGGAACTACAACCTACGCAGACAATACGATCAGCACCATCAGGATCACCAACGGGCGTTATGACGTAACCGAGCAACCACAACCGGGCTATGCATCCATAGAACTTTGGACTGATGCTAGTGAGCCATTAAATGTGGCATTGAGCCAATCGGTGTCAGTAGCCATTGACAAGGGCACAACAGGCACTCAAGAAATCTTTTACGGAACTATCTCGGACATTGACATCAGCATTGATGCTTATGGGTCAGATGGCTCGATCGCTCGCTACTCCATCACAGCCGTTGGGCCTTTAGCAGCTCTCAATCGCCGATTGGTCGGGGCGGCTAACTATGCCAAAGAGTTTGACGGCACACGAATCTTGAACATCCTGACCGAAGCATTTTTGACTGAATGGGATGATGTCGCGCCAACCCTTACTTGGGCAGGTGTACCGAATGACACAACTTGGGAATCTTACGATGCCGTAGGTCAAGCCTTGGTTGATAACTTGGTCAGCAACATTGACACGCCCGGTCAGTACGAATTGATGGCGTACAGCGATGGCGAAACCGATGCTTACACACTTGCCAGCATTGCAGCCAACTCAGGGCGAGGTGTTTTGTGGGAGGGTGGCGATGGTGACCTGCACTATGATGATTATTTGGCACGATCACTTGCCACACCTCTAGAACTAACCGCCGATGATTTACTTGCTCAAGGGTTACGCAGTGCGGCTCAATGGGGCGAGATCGTAAATGATGCCACAGTCACCTATCGGGCTGGATCAGCTGAAGCGCGTGACGAGCAATCTATTATTCTTTATGGGCAACTATCAGGCACTCGGGAAACCGTATTGCACAATTTAGCCGATGCCGAAACCCAAGCAGCTGATTTTATTGCTTCAAGGGCTTACCCAAGGACATACCCAGAAACTTTGACGATCCCATTGCACTCGCCAACCGTTAGTGATGCAACCCGAGATGCCTTATGTTCGGTCTACAACGGCCTACGGATCAGCACAACGGCATTGCCAGCAGTATTTGGAACTACATTTGATGGCTTTGTAGAGGGTTATACATGGAACTTGACCCGATACACCGCTGAACTGGCCTTGACTTGCTCGGCTTATTCAGAAACTTACCAATCAATAATCTGGTATCAAGTCCCACCAACACAGGACTGGGCAACGTATAATGCAAGTATCCAATGGGAGGATTTATAGATGGCCGGCACGACAACTAACAATGGTTGGGATTATCCAACTAGCACTGATTATGTAAAAGACGGTGCAACAGCAATTCAAACACTGGCAACCGATATTGATACCAGCGTAGGCACTGGATTGTTGGCATGGCAGTCATGGGCTCCAACACTTTCAGGTGGCTGGCTTAACGGAAATGGAACTTGGACAGCCAAATATTGCCAAATAGGTAAAACCGTTTTTGTTAATGCGACATTTACCGTAGGTAGCACAACCACAAAAGGCACAAACGCTTTAGTTTCATTACCAGTCACAGCAAACGGCACTCCGTCTAGGCTTCAATCTGGCGTTTCACAAGCAACGGTGGCAGGCAATGGAACTTTTTTAACGACCGCAATCTGGAACAACACCACGACTTGTAATATTTCAATGTTGTCCACCGCTTCTGCCACTAATGTTGTAACACGCGCAAACATTACCGCGACGTATCCCGCAACTTGGGCGACTGGTGATGTTTTAACTATCAATCTGACTTATGAGGCCGCATAATGATTTGGATTTTTACTTGCCCAACAACGGGTTGCGAAAACAACATCAACCCTGTTTATTTACTAGACCCAACTAACCCAGTTTTATGTTCGCTTTGCGGTGCATACGGTGATGCAGTTGAAACCGATCAGCCAGCACCAGTTCCAACAGCAGAATAAAACTTAACAACAGGGCCATGACACGAAAGGGCAACTCATGGCCTTACCAATTAAAAACGGCAAGATCACAACCGCTTACAAAAAGCCAGGCAAGATGTGGTCAAAGGGTTATCACACAGGAGTTGATTTTGCTTGCAAGGTTGGCACACCCATCGTGGCAGTAGCTGACGGCAAGATTGAAAACGCCAACTGGGGCAAGTCATACGGCAATCAGGTTGTGCAAAAAGTACCAGGTGGATGGGTGATCTACGCACATCTAAACGCTGTACGTTGCAAGCCCGGTCAGACCGTAACCAAGGGCCAAATCATTGGCGAATCAGGCAACACAGGAAACTCATCAGGGCCGCATCTGCACTTCGAGATGCGCGACAACATCAGATGGTCAGCAGGTACTGACATTGATCCGAAAGAGATACTGGCATCGTGACGAAATACAAGACATTCGCAGTGCGCGTGATCGCGCTGATCGCCTATGAGGGCATGGCCACTTTTGGTTTATCGGCTGGTGTAGGCATTGAACCAATCAAGGGCGCATTGATGGCTGCACTATTGCCACTTGTAGTTGTGCTACGCGAAACCGCTAAGGGCTTAATCGATGATGGCAAGTTAACGCAATCAGAGATGGACACCGCAATCACTGCTGGACAGAGCGCAAAGAAAAAGTGAAGCGCACCTCGATCATAATCGGGGCAGTCCTAGTCTTAATCGCATCACCTGTGATCGGTCGGGGCTTGGAGCCTTATGCCGTTGCAGCTGCAAAAACTTCCGGACTTTGTAAAGCAACCAAAAATCAGTCCTACAAGTCAGGCAAGTGGACAACCTTTGCAGGGTGTGAGCCTTTTGCTATCGGTGGGCCTCGGTCATTGTTTTTTGCCCAGTTGCGGTTGGTATGCAGCAAGGAGCCTCAATATGTCAAGATGCGGATCGCCCGGCAAACACCAAAAGGCTTAGACACCACAGGGACAACAACTTTTGTAATGGGTAAGAATGCGCCAAAGAATTGGTCAGGCACAATGTGGTGGGAACTTAAAACCAAGCATCCAATCGTTGCCCAGTTTAAGGTGGTCGGCGGCAGCTGCATTTCGCAAGAGCGACAGTTTAAGTGGTGGACACCTTGAAACGGCGATCCTTATTCATTGCCTTGTTTGTTGGTGGCTTGATGTTTGTCCAGCCTGTGCCGGTATTTGCTGACCAAGGCTTGACCACAGTCATTTGCGCTGACCCAGAGGGCAACCAAGTTACACGCCAGATCGGCTGGGATAATTCAAATCAGTTTTTTGAGGGTCGCGGTTATATTCCAAGGCTTTATTGTGAGGGTGGTTTTGCTGGCCCTTACACAACCTACATAAGCGATGATCTACCTGCGGATAGCCCTTTAGGCTATTACACAGGGATTGTGCCAACGCCATCACCCACACCAACGCCATCACAGACCATAGAGCCAACACCACTGCCAAGTCCCGAACTTTCGCTCGAACCATCACCTACACCCACTCTCGAACCATCGATAGAACCCACACTAGAACCAACACAAACCCCAAAGCCTTTGCCAAGTCCAACACCTAGTGCGCCAACCCTTGAGCCAGTAGTGCCAACAA